GTAAGGTTTTCCAGCTTGCGGCCGTCCGAAAGTGTGATCGTATACATTTTTTCTCCCTTCTCACAAATTTAGCGTATACAGAAAAATGGGCGAACACCAAAAGAATAGGAAGCACCGGCATATCCGGCATTTGTGTAGCCGACATAAGCAAAATAACCGCTCGAAAGAATATTTCTCAGCCAATAAACTGAGAGATTGCAAATCCGGCTCGGCTCGTGCTGGAACAACGGCAGCTGTGACTTTTCATTCGTCTGATTCGTAGGGATACTAGCGTTATCCGTAGTGGGGGAACAAATACCGCTGCCGTAAACCATTTGCTCGCACATAAGGTCAACATCGACATCGCAGTTCACGACTCCTTGCGGTCGTCCATTTACGACAGCGTTCACCAGCACGACATTGTGCGTCATAACATGGCTGCCGAACGCCGCCTTGATCATGGTTTTTGCCTGTTCCAGATTCTTTTTGAACATGGCCGAGCCAACATATCCGCCCGCTGTCGTATCCGTGGTATTCATTTGAGCATTATACAAATTGGTATCCGGCACGATCACAGCATAGTGATTGCTGGGGTCCGTTTCAGTGTAATAATCAAACGCTGCAATGCGATAGTTCACGCCGCCGATCGTCCAGTAATCGCCGATGTACAGATCGTCAAAAGTGCCCGCCCTGATGGCGGCATACTGCTCATCGCTCACGCTGCTGCCCAGCGCCTTGCCGCGATAAACCGCATTGTGTGCCCCGGCGTTGGGGTACAGCAGGTTGTCCACTTCCGCAGCCAGGTTACCGAGGTCGGCACCGAGTGACTGTGCTTTGGGACTTACATTCACCAGATCGCTGACACTGATTTCATTCACGCTATATTCTGCCAGAGGCAACTCGTAGATGGCTCCACCGTCGTTGATATCTTCCTGCGTGAGGGCAGGGAGCACATCAGCCACCTGCGTGATAAATTTGATCGGCTGTTCTGCGGCACTCAAATCGATGCGGATCAACAGCCGCCCTTTTTTGCTTTCCCCTGTGCTGGTTTCTGCCAAAATCGTTTCCTGCTACACAGTAATGCAACGGCCGAAAACAACGCCCCAGCCGCTGCTCACCTGCAGGCTGCTGCCGCCAATGCTGGTCACCTGTACGCCCTGCACGATGCCGCAGGCGTTTGCGGTTGCCAAAGCATATAGCCGGGCATCGGATTCCGGGGTTACAATGCCATTTGTTCCATCATCCGGAGCCTGGTGCAATATTAAACTCAACTTTTATTCCTCCTTTGCAGAATCAGCTTTTTGGTAAGATCCACCCTGACCTGCCCGAATATCAGCCTGTGGATGCCGCCATCCCATTCCCGGCCGGTCAGCAGGCTGCGATATGCTTTGCCGCCCGTATAAATCGTTGCCTCCGTGCCGATCGGCAGCGATTCAGGGCTGATCATCATATCATCCCGCTTATAATCAAGGCGTATCTCATTATCATACTGTTGCGGGGTGAGAGCTTCCTTCGCCTGTGCCAGTGCATCGGCATCCCATGTTTCACTGTTTTCCAGCACGCCCAATTCCCACACGACCGGCAGGATCCTGTTTATGTTCATTTCGTCAACACTGCCATCGGGGTGTAGATAATACACTGCCTTGCCCAAAACCGTGACTGCGCCACTATCGCTATCTGTAGATATACGGCGCACAATATACTTATTGGCCCCAGCGTTACTGTCGCCCAGGGTGATGTCCTTTTGCAGCACATTGGCAAAATCAGCTTCCAGCGTGATTTGTTTTCGGATTTCTCGGATCACAAAAACCACCTGTCTGGCAGGCAGGTCAAGCCTCGCCTGCACAGCGATCTTATAGTTTGTGAGGGCAGCTGCTATGGGCTCCAGCAGGTTGATCGTGTCCTCATCAAAGCGCAGCGGGCGGGTTCCGGTACTCACATCATTTTTCACAGCGATTTCACGATTTTGGGCGGCATCATCACTTGCCACAAAATACTCCGTGATCTGCTGCGTGATCCACGCAGCGCAATCCTGCACTGGGGCTGTATACACCTCAGCATCCAGCAGCGCCAACAACGGCCTCAGGCTCACGCTTGCCGTGGTTTTGCTCAACGCACAATCCGCAACGATACAATCCTGCACAAATCCGCCATTCACACGGGAGATGCGGCAAAAATGCCCTTTGCGGACAGGGGTTTTCTCGGTGGGAATATCCACATCAAAGCTATCCATGGTAAGGTGATCCTCGGACAGCAGCGTCGTATCCTCCTGCAGCAAATAGGCAGCCTCAAATGCCATATCCTGCGCAAAAAACTCCGCCTTATACAAGCCTTTGCACCTCCACAATTCCCTTGATCACACCGTTATCATCACTTGTCCGGATGCGGCATTCGCCCGCCGGGAGCAAGATCATTCTGTCCGTAGCCCAATCACTGTTGGCATAGCGACTGGCCACAAACTTGCCATCTACGGTATATTCCGATATCTCCATTTTTGCCGGGTCACTGTTAATCACCAGCTTGCGCCCTGCCAGCAATGTAGTGATCACTCTGCCGGTGCCGACAACCTCGCCATACTGGTACACGCTCCATGCGGGGTTTACCGCAGGGCCAAACAGATGCAAGCAAAACGGGCTGTCCTTACGGCCTCCGGCAACCAGGATCACGCCCGGATTGCCGGAACCGTAACTGTAACTGTAGTGCATAGGGTATCTCGTGCCGTATGCAGCAAGGCCGCCCTGCGAAAAGTATGTCTGCTCTGCCCACGGGCCAAGGCCGTGAAATGTGATATCGCAGCAAAGGCGCCTATTTGTGCCGATCTCACCTTTTTCCAGCGAGATCATGCACGGCAGCCAGATCCACGCGCCTACCGTTTTATATCCCAGTTTCAGCCCGCCCGCAGCAACGAAATCCGTAAACTCATCATAGGCACCGTATCCGGCGAACACCATCTGGCCGCTCGGTTCCGGGCGTTGCTGGGTGCTCTGTGTAAGCACCCAGCCGGGCCCCACCTGGCTGAGTGACAAATCGGTGCCGAAGCCAAGCCCTTCCGGCTCGCATAAAAAGGCATCCTTGCGCATCAGATCAAACTGTGCGCCTTTTCCGTTTTGCAACACAAAATTACGCATTAAGTCACCTTCCCCAGTTCACGGTTTACCAGCCGCACAAGCCGTTTGGCATCGCTGTCGGCGTAGCCGCTGAAATACGCATTGATCACAACATTATTACCGGCAGCACGCGCCTTATCGCCGCCAAGTGGTGTCACACGAGCCCTACGGCCGGTAAGACTTAACAGCTCCGGCCCGGCCTCGCCCACAATGGCGCTGCCTCTCAGCAGTGTGCCGCCCTTTGCCAGCATGGGGATCTGGGGCGCAGTAACCTCACTCAGCGCAAAGCCAAAGCTTTTACCGCCAATGCCCGGCACCCAATCCGGCACATCCACATGCAGGTTGTTCAGCGCCCGGATTACCGTGTTCACGCCACTCACCACCGCTGTGATCATGCTATTCACAAAGCCGATTATTCCGTTGACGATCGCCCGGAATCCTTCTTTAAATTCCTCCCACTGGGCAAGGCTCATGCTGATAAAATTTGCCCACAGATTGCCGCAATATTCGACCACCGCGCCGAAAAACGCCTTGATCTCATCCAAATGCGTGATTATTGCCAGAATCACCGTGCCGATCAGTACGCCTGCAGCCACCACGGCGGCCACCACTAACCCCACCGGCGAGGCAATTAGCCCCACAAGGGTAATGATGGCTCCTATACTGCCTGCGATGCTGCCAAGGATCATCAGCAGCGGGCCGATGGCTGCCACGATCATGGCCACAACCACGATCATGCGCTTCTGGCTGTCCGACAGACCGTTAAACCAGCCGACTGCCTGCTGCACATACCCGACAAGCCGGGAGATTCCCGGCGTAAGCACATCCGATATTGCAATGGCTCCGGTTTCCATAGCGCTTTTCAGCAGTGTCATTTGGCCGCTGAAATTGTCAAGCTGCGTGGCAGCCTGCTCACCGGCCGTGCCGCCGGCTTTGCGCAGCTGTTCCTCGTAGCCAGAGATCTTGCCCATGCCCTCCGTCATCACCAGATTCAGGCCCTTAATGGAATCTGCTGTAAAAGTGGACTGCAGCGCAGCTGCACGCTGCGCAGTTCCCATGCCGCCGGTAGCGCTCTCCACCTCCTTCAGGATGTCGGTCAGATCACGGAAATTTCCCTCGGCATCCTGCACGCTTACGCTGGTTTGTCCGATCTGGATCTTTCCGTTTTTCATCTTGGCCGTGATGTCGCGCATAATTGCCGACAAAGCCGTGCCTGCTTCACCGCCTTTTAAGCCTTGGTTGGCCATGGCTTCCAGCAGGCTGGTCGTGGTTTCCACATCCTGACCGGCTGCGTGCAGGTTAGCAGCACAGTTTTTATACGCATCGCCCAGCTGTTCCGCGCTGGTATTGCTGTTTGCCTGGGCATAAGCCATCAAATCGGAAAAATATCCGGCCCGCTCTGCTTCCATGTCAAAGGCGGAAAGATAGTCCGTCACCATATCAGAGGCTGCTGCCAGACCCATGCCGGAGGCCGCTGCCAAATTCAGCACACCCGGAAGTGCGGCGATAGATTTTTCCGAATCCCAGCCGGCCAGTGCCATATATCCCAGCGCATCGGCTGCTTCGCTGGCCGAGAACGCCGTGCTTTCCCCTGCATCCAGCGCCGCCTTCCGCAGCTTTGCGAATTCGGCCTCGCTGGCACCGGAGAGTGCTTTAACCTTGCTCATAGAGCTATCAAAATTCGCACCGGTTTTCACGGCCGCCGCACCAATGCCAACAACTGCCCCCGTTATGGGCAGCATGCTTTTTCCGGCACCGCTGATCTTGCTACCAAAACTCTTGATTTTATCGCCTGCCGCACCCAGCGCCTGCTGGATCACGCCGCCAAACTGCTTAGCCTCGCTTTTCAGCTCACGCAGCTGCAGCTTGGTATCAACAATCTCTCTTTGCAGGGCAGCGTATTGTGCTTCGCTTACCTTTCCCTCTTTAAACTGCTGCTGCACCTGCTTTTCCGCCTCTTTCAGCCCACGCAGCTTATCCTTTGTGCTGGATATCTCCCCAGCCAGCAGCTTTTGCTTTTGGGCCAGCAGCTTGGTGTTGCCGGGGTCCAGCTTCAAAAGGCGGTTCACATCACGCAGCTGGGTTTGCGTGTCGCGGATCTCACTGTTCACGCTCTTGAGTGCCTTGCTCAAGCCGGTCGTGTCGCCGCCCAGCTGCACGGTGATGCCCTTTACTCTATCCGCCAATTTTTTCACCTCCAAAAAAAGCACGCATACTGCCGGGGGCCGGTTTCAGTGCATATTTTTCTTCGTCGTTGGCGCGCTCGATGAGCAGATCGTACACCATGCCCACGCTCATGCTGCCAAGATCCGCTGCCGATAGCCCCAACTCTGCACAGCGCAGCATAAACAATGCACCGGTTGCCTCACGATCTGTGGGGACTATTTTTTTTTAGGGATTGCCGTGGTCTGCATATTATAGCCCCACAGTTCCAGGATCACCGGCAGCACCTCATATACCGAAAAAATCCCGTCCATGCCGTCCAACCATTCTTCGGGCGTATCCGGCACGGGCTCCCCTGCATGCTTGGCCATCAGATAAGCCACATTTTCAAAGATCGTCAGCTCCGCCACTTCCAGCTGAGCCTCCTCCTTTTGTTCTTCCGTTGCATCCTGCGGCAGGTCGGCCAGCCTTTTGTAAGCGCGGGTCAGCTTGGCCATATCGGCCATCATATCGCGCCCAAACTTAAAGCGATACAGCCGGGGGATGAGGGCGCTGGCACGCAGCCGCATGGGCCTGCCGTCAATTTGTACTGTGCGTTCCATCAGGCCGTCTCCTCAAACACTTTGGTATACCAGCCCTGCAGCACATCAGCAGGGGTGCTGTCCTGCGTCATAGCCATCACACGGCCGTCCTCCATAGGCGATACCGTCACGCTGCTTTTGCTGGTGCTGGGCTCTTTCTTATCCTCGTTCGTTTTAAACTCATGCGTGGGGCGGGTCACGGTGCAGTTGTACAGCACATACTTGGTACCCTTTACATCGCCATCCTCTTCGAACAGCAAGGCCACGCTCTTGGGCTCCACCTGTGCATTTTCTGTCAGCACTTTGCTCGTGCTGCCTTCGGTAACGCCGAAAACATCCTGCATGAATTCAGCCGGGAACAGCGCCATTTCCAGATCGCCCGAATAGCCATTATTGGCCACGGCATTGTAATACACCATGCCGTCTGCATAAAAGGGGCTCACATCGCCCTCCGGCTCCAAGCTGAACGATACCGCGCCGGGGATCGCCTTGGGTGTATCCCAGCCGCTGCCCTCAGCCTTTTTGACTGCATAATGCACATTTTTGATATTAAATTTCACTTTATCAGGCATTTTTTACACCTCAAATTCATAAATCAGCTGAAAAAACTTTTCGCTTTCCAGCCAAAGCTCGCTTGTTTTCTCCCACCCGATGCCCTGCAGCGCATTTTCCAGCGCCTGTTCAGCCTCGGTGTTCTTCTCAGCCGTATACAGTTCTGCCTGCACCCGGCTTTTACGCAAAAACACTTTTCCGTCTGCAAAAAAGTTACTGGTGCCGCTTTCCAGCCACACGATATAGGGCAAGGGAGGCGGTTTTTTCCAGTAACCGTAAACAACCGGCAATCCGCTGGTTTTCAGCAGCGCCGTGATCTGCTCAGCTGTCACCCTTTACCACCACCTTCACCTTGCGCAGCAGCTTTTTCTCCGCATTTTGTTCGGCAGGGCGAATATGCGGCTTTCCGGCAACCCGCCCGCCGCCGCGTTTTGCGTGACCATTTTCCAGCAGGTGTGTCAGCTGATAACTGGTCTTGTTGTGTACTGTGATGCGGATGTCCTCGGCGTTTTCAAAATCCGTTTTTGTCCGCCACCCTCGGCGATATTTTCCCTTTTTCCGGGGGCTATTCTGCCGAATTTCATCGCGGCACTGATCCGCTGTATCCTTCACGGCATCCTTTACGCCATCGGTCACATCCTGCCGGTAACTTTCCAGTTCTTCTGCCACAGCCTGGGCAAGTTCGTTCACATCAACTGTTTTGCTCATTTTTGTACCGCCCTGATCTTGCACAGCCTGTGCCTGAATTCCATGTCATCCACACTCTGTATGGCATACGACCGCCCCTCAAACAGCAGCTGCCAGCGGGTCAGATCAGCGCTTGCCGCCGCCCGGGCCAGCACCGGGCTCCACCGCAGCACAAACACCAGTGTATTTTGCTGGCCCTGTGCTGCAGCTGCCCAGTATTCTTGCCCATACAGGCTATTGATGGCAGCAAAAGCCTTTTCTGCTGTGTGCCATACAAGGGTCTGGTTGCCAATGGCGTCCTGCTGTGCTGTGTATTCCTGCAGCTCCACTGCATAGCGCAGCTTCCCGGGGTTTACTCGCATACAAGATTCCTCCTGTGCATGCCCAGAATAGCATCCAGCGTGTTATTCACCGCCGCCGTTTCCTGTGTGGCCGTGCGATTATCGTACAGATCCTGGCACAGGATCAGATAAGCCAGCGTGATGTCTTCGTAATCATCCAGTCCCTTTTGTGTGCCGGCCGGATACCGAGGGATACCGGTGTACCCCTCGATATAGGCCAGCGCTGCGCTCATAATGCCTTCTAGTTCTGCCGCGCTGTAGCTGCCATCCGGCAGCCGCAGATACTCTGCCAGGCTGTCGGGCGTCACCGCTGTGATCCTCATAGGCTCACTTCCCTTGCTTATGCAGATTTCATGGTCAGCACGGCGAGCTTCTGGTGATCGGTGACCTTGGCGTCAAACTCAAACCAGCTGATCACACCAGTGGCATGCAGATCCGCATATTTTTCGCGCAGGATCTGGATCTGCATATTTTCGCGCATATTGCAGGACAGGCCGGTATAGTCACCGTACAAAACGCTCTTGGCGCTGGCGGCAATGGCAGGCATATTGTCCGACAGATACACCGGCTTGCCCAGCAAACGGTACGGGAAAGCACCGGTGAGATCATCCTGCAGGAGATAACGCCCGTTCGTATCCTTCAGCTTTTTGATTGCCACAAAGGTCGCGGGGTTCATGGTCCAGCAGGCATTTGTCTGATATGCCTGAGGGATCTTGCTCTGCAGCTCGATCAGCTCATCGGCAGTAATGGCGGTGGCGGATGCAGCGGTCAGAGTCGTCGAAGTGGACAGCGCGCCTTCCACCTTGCCGGAGGTGCCGTGCAGCAGTTCCTTTTCCAGGAACAGCGCAATTTCCTCCGCCATCTGGTTCACAACAAAATCAACCACGCTAAAG